CCAACATTTTTCTTTGGTTCTAAATGTATAGGCCATGGGTCACCACCAAGATTTAATGTCGTAGATATCTCACAACTAAATCTATCTTTGTGCCTATGAAGTATATCTCCTGCTTTATATATTCTAGCATATGAATATGTTGGATTTAATTTTAATTTAGTATACTTTTCCATTATTGGTAAAGTTCTAAGTAATAAAGTTTCCATTGCTATATCTGCATAATGCGAATATGTATTAGGTACTTGTTCATCATTCCATACACCAAACTCTGTAGTAAATTGTGATATATATCTTTCATCAAAAAGAGTTCTTGCAACTCGTCTTTTCATCATGAAATAATTGTAAACAAATTCTGCTATTTCTTTTGGAACAGCTTCTTTGATAACACAATATTTATTTTTTTGAAAGCTCATTATTTGCACTCCTTTCTTTTGATATTGCTGTTTCAACAACTTTAATGTTCCAATGTATAAATCTAAATGGTTCTAAACCTGGATCAACTGCATATTGATGAGGCACATAACCTGGAAAAATAATCATTGTTCCTGGTTTAGGTTTGTAGTGTACTTGATTAGCAGCTAAAGTTAATTTGTTAGGTTCTTTTTGAAAAAGTTTAGTCATCTCTGCACCAGATCTTGGATCATGAAAGATAGGATAAGATGTTTTTTCACTACATTTTAAAAAATAAAATCCTGATACATGTTGATTCCAATGAACGTGAGTATCATGATGTCCACCGCCTTTTTCACTAAACTCTTGTACCCAAAACTCTGTAAAGTGTAAACTATGATTTTGTAAAGCAAATCCTTGCCAATCTAAAAACTCATAAGATCTTTGTCCTATAAATTGAACTAACTCTTTAACTTTTGGATCATTAGAAAAACTTTCACTATGATATGATAAACCAAATGATCCTATATTTTTTTTCCATCGTGGCTCATTTTTCGATTTATCTTTTAAATTTTTTTTAGCGTTCTTAATATATTTATCTGTTACTTTAATTGTATTGTTCAAAAACATGGGTGCGTCTGCTACCCATATTGGTGTTTGAAAATAAAATGCAGATTTAAAATCTACATGACCTTTTGGTTTTTGGTCTGTACTACTTCCCCCCTCTATCATATTATTTAAATGGCCTCCCTAAGTTCCATATTACTAATGAATAACGTGTGCCTGATGTTACTGGTTTGACTCT